GCAACAACACGCATAAAGCAATGCCTGGACGGCGACCTGCCGTACTCAGAGCTAACAAAATTCGAGAGATCCGCAATGAGCATCCACATCTACTTCAGATCCAGCGCCATGCTAGACCTGTCGCGCGAGGATATGGCAAAAGCAGGGAAGCAGTTGCCGCCAGATATTCGGGACTTAGTTCGCGAAGAGTGCAAGCGGTTATTAGAGTATAGGCGCTTAGAACGAAACGGTATTTCACAGCGGAAGGAGTGATGTGTAGAGTTCTTATCGTGGATTGATTAATTGGAGAGAGGTATGGAAAACAACGGTAAGCCTAGTTGGAATGATGCGCCAGAGTGGGCGGAGTGGTTGGCGCAAGATGGGAGTGGTTATTACTATTGGTTTGAGCAAAAGCCTGAAATTGGTCGCTCATCATGGGAGAGGAATTTAGGTACATCAACGTGCGCTGGTTATTCTACTAATCGATCCGATTGGGTAGAATCGCTTGAACGCAGACCAAACCCAGCCACAGAGCCAATGACACCGGAGGAAGAGGAGCTGATGCCGAACACGCCAGAGCAGGACATGGTAAACCGCCCACCACACTACCAGCTGCGCGAAGGGTACGAAGTGTACGACCTTCGACAAGACCTTGCAAAGAAGGCTGCAGAGGCAAACGTACCGCACGACAAGTACAGCGATTGGGATCGAGCGCTTGAATACGCGCTCCGCTGCTGGCAGAAGAACGGCGTTGAAGATCTGAAAAAGGCGCGGTGGTATTTGGATAAGTTGATTTCGAAGCTGGAGGGTTAACATGACCAACAAATGCCATGGCTGCAAACGCGGCCTTCCGATACACAACGGCGTACACTGCGGAGAGTTTGAGTACGTACAGTGTACCGCCGGTTACGGATTGCAACTGGAGCCGATCGAGCGTGAGACCTTCATTGACCCGAATGTTTGGAGATCGTTCATGAATAACGCACAAAAGCACCCTAAAAAACTGGTATATGTAGCAGGGCCATACCGTGCAGCAACCCGGGAAGCAGTCGAACAAAACGTCGCTGCGGCCCGCCACGTTGGAAGGCTCGTGGCCCGCATGGGCATGATGCCAGTAATGCCAACGGTTAACACGGCATTCTTTGACTTTGACTTTCCAGGAGAATCCGATGATCAGTTTTGGCTTGACGGGACTCTTGAGCTGATGAGTAGATGTGACGCTGTTGTAATGGTGGATGGATGGAAGTTAAGCGATGGAGCTAAAGTTGAGGTAATTGAAGCCAATCGCATTGGCATTCCGGTTTACATGAACACTTCAGAGCTTTTCGAGGACCAATAATGACATATCTTCACGAACTAAAAGAAGCATGGGTAGAAGAGGCTGTAGCCAAATCCACTAAAACGTATCGGAGCCGATACAGCAGGCGTGAGCGATTCATCCATATGATTACAGGTAAGGAATTTGGCATCAGGGATGACATTCTGTTTTCGGTCATCCGGGATCTGCCTGTTGCTCGGCGCCTCACGGAAATAGAAACTAGCGCCGTTGCCCGAAAGGTTGAGCGGATGATTGAGTGCGGCAACTTCTACCCGAAATCCGAATCCGAAATCAAAACGCACACGGTGGCGGTATGAGAAACCACGAACTAGTCCACAAAGTCACCGAACAGGCCGAGAAGATCAAGCGCCTTCAGCGTGAGATACGACGAATGCAAGTCAACTGCGACCGCGTTTCCAGGGTTCGGGCTATAAAGCTCCCTGAGCCGCGCAACGAGAACGAAGCGCAACTGATTGCGGATATGGCGCAGGAGATTATGAGGGCGATTGAATGAGCAGAACGCTACCATACGATGTAGCAAGGTGCGCCGGACGCTACGATTTCGAGCCTGACGGCGAATGGTGCCCGCACCGCGATAGCTGCCAGAGATACCTTGCCTTTATTAAGTGGGATAAGGCAGCTGGAGTACCAGATTACAAGGGAATACCTGTGAGTATGGGTGTTCCTGATTGCGATCATAAGATTGACGTAATAAGACTTTAGATATTTATTCCAAAAAGATATTTCAACCATAAGCCTGATCCGTGTAGATTAGGCTTTGTTTTCGACGTAAGGAGAATGTTGTGGATTATGATGAGTACATAAAAACCAAAGAGTTTAAAGACGTTAAGAGCGGCTTTGATGCAGGCTCTGTAAACAAAAACCTGTTTCCATTCCAGGCGGCTATCGTTAAGTGGGCGTTGAGGCGCGGGCGTGCAGCAATATTTGCAAATACCGGCATGGGTAAAACTCTTATGCAGATGTCATGGGCTGACGAGGTGCGCAAGCATACCGGCGGCAGCGTTCTTGTTGTTGCTCCTCTGGCAGTTGCAAAGCAGTCTGTATCTGAGGCATCTAAGTTCGGAATATCTGCAAGATATGCGCGGGAGCATTCTTCGACTGACGACGCCGAGATTGTTGTAACGAACTATGAGATGCTGGATAAGTTTGAGGTGTCTGAGTTCTCAGGAGTAGTGCTCGATGAGTCTAGCATTATCAAGAATCGTGACGGAAAGACTCGCAGGCAGATTATAGAATCGTGCCAGATGGTTCCGTACCGGCTGAGCTGCACTGCCACTCCGAGCCCAAACGATTACATGGAGCTTGGAAACCAGGCTGAGTTTCTTGGCGTCATGGGCATGAATGAGATGCTTGCCATGTTCTTCACGCACGATGGCGGGGACACAAGCAAGTGGCGATTGAAGGGGCATGGAGCCAGCAAGTTCTGGGAGTGGATGTCGACGTGGGCTATCACAATCACAAAACCGTCAGACCTTGGCTTTAGTGATGATGGGTACGACTTGCCGCCGCTGAATATGCATGAGCATATGGTGAGGTCTCCGAAGTCAGAGACAGGGCTTTTTGTTGATATTGCAAGGACGCTAAACGAGCGTAGGCAAGCCAAAAAAGAGACCCTGGAAGCAAGGGTTTCTAAGGTGGCAGATCTGTGCAATGCAGACAATTCCCAGTGGCTTGTTTGGTGTCACACTAATGATGAGTCGTCAGCCCTAACAAAGGCTATTGACGGTGCAGTTGAGGTCAAAGGAAGCGACAAGCCAGAGCACAAAGAGTCAGCGATGGAAGGTTTTACTTGCGGATCTGTTCGAGTTCTTGTCAGCAAGCCTTCTATCTGCGGATTTGGAATGAACTGGCAGCACTGCAACAAAATGGCATTTGTCGGTCTCGATGACAGCTATGAGCAGATGTACCAGGCTGTCCGCCGCTGCTGGCGATTCGGGCAGACAAAGGCCGTGGATGTTCATATCGTAACGGCTGAGGCGCTCGGTGCGATCAAGGCCAATATTGAGAGGAAGGAGATGCAGATGGAGCAGATGCAGCTAAACATGGTTGGGCACATGAAAGAGTCGATGCAGAAAGAAATAAAGGGCGCTGCAATGGAGAAGGATGATTACGTTCGCCAGGTCTATGAGGGTGAAGACTTCACTATTCATAACGCTGACTGCGTTCACCTTGCAAGAGAGATTGAGTCTGATAGCGTAGGGTATACAATATTCAGCCCTCCATTTGCATCTCTGTATACGTACAGCAACAGCGATTATGATATGGGCAACGCGAAGAACGACGATCAATTTTACAATCAGTTCCGGTTCCTTGTTGCTGAGATGTACCGAATCACGAAGCCTGGAAGGCTCCTTTCGTTTCACTGCATGAACTTGCCTACCAGCAAGCAGAACGACGGCTATATCGGAATCAGGGATTTCCGTGGAGACTTGATCAAGATGTTCCAGGATGAGGGATGGATCTATCATTCCGAGGTGTGTATCTGGAAGGACCCTGTGACCGCAATGCAGCGCACCAAGGCGCTCGGACTGCTTCACAAGACAATCCGAAAAGATAGCGCTATGAGCCGTCAGGGTATCCCGGATTATCTTGTAACCATGAGGAAGCCGGGAGACAACCCTGACCCTATAAGCCACACGCATGAAGAGTTTCCTGTCCAGTTGTGGCAGAAGTACGCCAGCCCCGTGTGGATGGATATTAATCCGACAAGGACGCTAAACTACAGGGATGGCAGGGATGATGACGACGAGCGACACATCTGCCCGTTACAGCTTGACGTTATTGAGAGAGGGCTTGAGCTTTGGTCTAAACCTGGAGACCTTGTATTCAGTCCGTTCACTGGAATTGGATCTGAAGGGTATTGCGCGGTAAAAATGGGGCGCAAATTTATCGGTTCAGAGTTGAAAACCAGCTATTATGAGCTTGCGATAAAGAACATCGAATCAGCCTATAACACCACTATCGACATGTTTGCAGGAGATGCGGAATGAAAATCACAGTAGAAAAATCAGCAATCGCGGCAGCAATGAAGCAGGCGGTTAAGGTCGCCAATCCGAAATCCGGCATTCAGATCTTGTCTCACGTAGCAGTAAAGGCGGAGCCAGAATCCGTAACGATCACCGCAAACGACAGCCAGCGGACATACAGCGCGACAATCCCCGCTGTGTGCGACCCTGGCGACTGCACAATTGAAGCCGACAAACTGGCGCGTGCAGTTAACGGCATGAAATCTGGCAGCATTGAGATCACGCGGGATCAGGTGAAGCAGGGGCGGTCTCGGCTGAAGCTTGAGAGTCGAAACTATGACGAGTTCCCGCAACCGAACTATGATGACACAATCGAGTCGGGGGTCACCGCTGAGGAGCTGTCTGACGCCATATCTGTAATCCAGCATGCAATGGCAACAAAAGACGTTAGACCAATGCTGAACGGCATCCACCTCTGCGAAGGGTTCGCCGTTGCAACAGACGGCCACCGAATGGCTGTTCAGGAAATCGGCTACTCTGGTCCTGAGATAATCATCCCGGCAGAGTCCATCAAGTCCATCATCGGAACCGTTGGCTCTGTTCGGGTTTCTGACCGACAGATTGTTATCAAATCGGAATGCGCTCGGTTCAGCTCAAATCTGATCGAGGCAAAATACCCGGCGTGGAAAAGCGTGATGCCGAAAGAGTTTTGTGCCACCGCAACTGTAAAATCCGACGACTTTATCTCAGCAATAAAGACCGTACAGCTTGGCGGAGATACTGCAAAATTCAAGTTTTCTGACGGGCATGTTGTTATCCAGAACGACAAAGCCGAAGCGGTTGTTGATTGCGCAGTTGATTCTGACGCTGAAACCGGGTTCAATCTGCAGTATTTGGTTGACGCAATAAGCGCATCTGGACGTTCAGAAGTTGAGATCAAGGTAGGCACTGGCGCCAGAGGTGCAAGCCTAATTGATGGGAGGTTTACTGTAATGCCGGTCAGGATCTAATGGCGCTAACCGCTGACGAAAAGGAAAGGATAATGGCAGCTCGCGGCGAAAGTCGCGGGCAGTCATCTAGCGCAACCATGCGGTACATGCCGATAATTGATGGCAAGCCCCTAACCATGATCAGCATGGGCGAGATGACAAAGGCGGAGCTGGAAGAGTACTGTATCCGACAGTTTGGCAAAGAACGATTCGGAGGATTCGTAGAAAATGGCAAATGAAGCAGACCTTGGACAAGAAGCCGAGGAATTTTTCAGAGACCTGGCGCTGAGTGAGCAGCGTAGACGGTCACAGAAGTACTATTACACCGGGCTATGCTGGAACTGCGGCGAGACACTAGAAGGTGGATCGTTCTGCGATGCAGACTGCCAGCATGACTATGAGACCAGGGAGAGGATGGCGAGATGAGTAAAGTTACTAGATCAGATAACTATGGGTGTACATACAGGGAGCGGGCAGAGCGAGCTGGACGACAACTTGATAACGCGCGCATGACACTGAAACACGAACGCCGACTGTTGAAGATGAAAGAACAGGGAGTAAAAATCAAATGATCCAATTCCAACTACTGCACAACTATGCAACCGAACCAACGCGGGCGACTGACGGAAGTGCCGGGTTTGACTTGTACGCAACAGACAACCATATGGTATGGCCTGGGGCGCGTGTGAAGATACCGACAGGCGTTAAAATGGCAATCCCTGACGGTTATGCCGGTTTTGTGTGGCCGCGTTCAGGGATGGCTGTAAGGCACGGATTCGACATCCTGGCTGGCCTGATCGATTCGGACTACCGTGGCGAGGTGATGGTGGCGGCTATCAATCACGGCGATCAGCCAATCGAGATCCGGCGCGGTGACAGGGTGGCACAGATCGTGTTCTCTCCGGTTCTTATCCGTGCGGAAGTAGTGGACGCTATCGACAACGAAAGCCAGCGCGGAGCTGGTGGGTTTGGGAGTACTGGGGTATGAGCAAACAAAAAAGGCTTG